CATATTTACCTACGATACGCTTCGCAAATACAAACTCCCTGCACTCAGTACAGTGTTGCTTCAAACCATCAAGGATTTTCCCCAGTTGGCTCACCCCTCTTTCCAATGATGTCGTCAATGCGAAGGATTGCGATTGCCACTTCAGTGGCGGATTGGATTGCTTGTCTTACCACACGCAGTGGTTCAACGACACCCAAATCCATCATGTTCACAATGTCCCCCGTTTCAATATCAACAGACTCATTGGGGTTGAGGTCTGTATTCTTTAATTTGAGTTCAATATCAAGCGGGTCATGCCCAGCGTTCTCTGCAATGGTTGTAGGAATGACATACAATGACTCATAGAATGCATCTTCAGCGAGTCCAATGCGTGTATCTGATTGGTTGCTACCGCTTCGTGCTAACGATGCATACACCGCACCGCCACCAGGTAGTACTTTCTTCTCACGGTATGCGATAGCAGTGACTCCGATGGCATCATCAAATGCTCTTTCTAATTCATCAACAGTTTGTCTTGTTGCACCACGCAATACCAGTGTGGCAACGCTATTGGATTCAGATTCAATAGAAACAAACCGTATGTCCCCTATCATATTCTCGCTGACCTTTGCTTCACCCAATGTATCTTCAACTACATCTTCAGTCATGTGATAAATCGGTGTGTTGGTCAATTTACTGATGGCTTGCATGTCGGTTTCAGGCACACGAGTGACTACACCGATACCCGCTTGAGCCAATGTATGGATTACCGCTTCGTGTACACTATCACGCACGAATACTGTGGTTGCACCCAAGTCAATGATGGCACGGGCGCGCTCAACAAGCATGCGTGTTTCAGCCATTTGGAATTGTTGCACTGCTTCCATTGAACCAAGTTGAACTCGCATAGAATCATGCATTGGTGGTGGAGTTAGACCTGTGTTGAGCAACACAATCCTTCCTTCGCCACCTAATGCTAATGTGGAAGCAAACTCTTTGTTCAAAATGACACCGTTGAATAGATGTGATTCATCTAATGAACCACCGACTTGACTGATGACTTTGATTTTGCTATCATCTCCATCGGCACGAATGACTGCTTGTTCACATAGCCGTGCGACATTATCTATGTCATGTTCAGCGGCTTTACCTGTAATGGCAGTCCGAGCAATCAATGGTAAATCATCATCTCCAATCTCCTGTGCGTGGTCATCTAATGATGCTAAACATGCGTTAGATGCATTGCGGAAACCTTTACAGATGATGTTAGGGTGTATCCCTTTGCTCAATAAGTCCAATGCGTTGTCAAGCAATCTGCCAGCAAACACTACAACCGATGTTGTCCCGTCTTTACACTCAACCTCTTGAGTCTTTGACATATTGACAACCATCTGTGCGCCTGGATGTGCTACATCTAATTCACGAAGTATAGATGCACCGTCATTGCTGACGATGAAGTATCCTTGTGTATCCACACACATCTTATCCATGCCCAAAGGCCCTAGTGTGCTTCTCACCGTTCCTGCAACCGCTATCGCTGCCTTGATGTTCAACTGTTGTGCCTTTTGTGTATTGGTATCTCTGCCTTCTCCCATTTCCAATCAACTCCTAAGTCAATTATTTCGCCAGTCCACCTTGAGCGAGACTTGACGATGCCCGTGTTCATACCGTGCTGCCACAACTCCCAATTAAGCATTGCGTCATCTATGCAATACTTGACAACGGTTTCATACTCACCGTCATTCCATAATCTGGGTGCGTCAGCACTGGAAAGTGTTTTGCCACGACTCAATGTATGTTTGCATACATCATCCAGTTTGATAAAAAACTGTGTGCCTACATTGGTTGTCGCCTTGCGTAAATGTTGTGCGGTATCTATGATGTTGTCCTTGTGCTTGTGAAGAATCACACCAGCAGCATGGCAATCTAACGCATCACGAAGCACGGGCAAATCAAAATTGAGAATGTTATGCCCTACGATTGCGCCACCTGCTTCAATGTGTTTCATTAGATGTTCTCCCAAATCGCGTGGGTGCAATGGGTGAACTGTGCATTCAACATCAACATCATGGTTGCAGAAAACGGTTGTGTCCTTGCCATCATATGTGCATACAACAGTTGGCTGGAACATGTGGGTCTTGTCCCAGCCACCTATGTCATATGAGTAGTTGGATGTTTCAATATCCAACGATAAGACACCCGCCATGTGATAACCCACAACATGCCAGTTGATTACTGTTGCGTATCCAATTGAACATACTTAGTAACGCCAAGTGATGTTTCAGTAAAGATGTCTTTCGCATCTTTGTAGTGTAAGAACTGTGTGTTCCTACTGACACCACCATTCTGTTTTGCATACACCGCCAATAGTTCTGACTTGCGTACCCAATCACCTTGTTTGCCTTCAACGGATGTGAGTTTGCATGCACTCCACGCTGCCTTCCATGATGCTTCACGGGTCTTTCGTGCTTTGTTTGCATGTTCAAGTTCCACTTCGGATTCCAACCAAGTAACTAGTTCTTCATACAAATCGTAAATGATTTCAGCAGCCATCTCAACATGGTCGCCACCGATTACGAAGTCATGGAATGATTCAGTCATCGTGTACTCATCAAGTAATGCAAAGTGTGTCGCCAATATACCTGTATAGTTCAATAGGTTTGGAATGAATGCACATACCACATCGGCCATCTTCGGGTCCATCAATCTGACCAGTTCATACATGTGGTCTTTGTGTGAGTTCAAGATTGGGTGGAATGAATTATCCACCTTCCACATATCATACATGACTGTCTGTGCAATCTTCTCTTTCTCATCTTGATTCTTCTGCGCCCACTCAACTGCCGTGATGTTTGCTAACTTGCACACACGGTTCTGTAGTGCCTCACGAAGAGTTCTGAAATAAGATTCAAAGTCCTTGATTGAGTATTCATATTCAGGTGGTCGTGTGAACATAGTGTTCATTCTTTCTTCTGATACTTGCTCACGCCTTTCAATAGGCCAGGGGCGAATCAATAGCAACACACGCTGAAACACACCCTTTGTCAATACAACCTCACGCACTCCTTGTGGTGGGAATGTCGTCAGCCAGAATGATACACGGGATTCAGTTTCAATTGTCCCGTCTTTCAAGTGCTTCACCAATGTGTTGGCCTTTGTCCCCACTGGATTCATTGCTTGTTGAAGATACAACACAACCTCGCTGAGGTGTTGCTTCTTTGTTTCAAACAGTAATGAACCTTCGTCAAAGTTAAGTGCTTTCTTTCCACCTAACAATCCTTCTTGTAGTTCCAATACCTGTTCACCATCTTCCTCGTATTTATTCCACGAACCAATCAACGCTGCATCAGAACCAGTACTGAACATGTCCTGCTTGATTCCTAATGATTCAAGCACTTCACCAGTATGTTCCCATGCAATTGTCTTACCAGACCTTGTTGGTTGTATCCAGAATAAATGGATACGGGGGTCTATATGTGAATTGTTCACGGGTATTCGTATGTAATCAACTGCAACTTGACCTTGAACATAAAGGAATGAAATCAGTCCAGCCATCTCATTGTGATATGAGATGTCATTAAACATGTTCACATAACCTTTCATCAAGGGGAATTGCTGTATCGCTTTGTAATTCTGCCAATCTCTTGCCATCTTATCGCCTCCAAACACGGTGGAATTACAGATGCATATAAAGGATACAATACTATCAATGATATTATTGATACTATTATTGTAATATCATCTGCTTTTTGTGCGTTCCACACGCACAGGTTCCTCAGATGTTAGCACATCTATCAAACGGTTTCTCAAAACCTTGCCCATGCGAGGAACATTCTTCAGGGCATTGTGATGTAGCATCTCTTCTATTGAACCACATTGTTCAAGCAATCGCTCGCATAGTTCTGCACCGAATCCAGGTATGGTCAATAGCATATCCATTCTCACATCATTAGTGGATACACGACGCACAGATTGAGCGCCATGTCTTGATGCTGGGCTGGTCATCTTCCCATGCAAACTCACGATGTATGATGATGCCTCCAATACATTGGAAGCACGGACAACGGAGAAGCCAAAGTCAGCGGTGATGCGAGCCAGCGCGCTCATCACTTCACGACTGATACGGGTGAATGTCATCTTCGTGCTGGGTGAACGGTTCTTCAACTGTGCGAAGTATGCCGATACATCACCCCACACCAATACAATCACACGCTCACAGTTGGCATCCATGTTCTCCAACTGTCGCCACAGATGCCCCGACCTAGAACTCTCTATCAAATCCGCAATGGTCTTTGCTTCTATTGTGATACCACCTGATATGTAATCACCAACAACCAAGTGTTGTCTATGAAAAGAAACAGACGGTTTGCGTGTTTGGCATCTTCGTATTACTGCATCGGTCAATGACCCTCTCTCATTCGTATCTATTACAACCACATCATCACCAGTATTCTTTCAAAGATACTGCTGCTTCACGATGCTTCTTGGTTGTCAGACCCGTGCGTTCTTGTTTCAATCTGCGTTCAGATAACGCAGCGTAATCGGGATTCAATTCAATCCCAATGTATGAACGGCCATGTTCTAAAGCAACAATACCACTAGTTCCCGAACCACTAAACGGGTCAAGAACTACCGCTGGTTTCACTGGGTGTTCATCCAACGGCATGTCGGATTCGTACACCCAGATGGTTTTGGTCTTTACCTCTGTTAAGTTCTCAATGATTCGTGATTTAACAGCACTTGCATCTTCGGCTTTGTGGGAGATGTAATCCTTTTGGGCTACACCATTGTATTCACCCTTTGAATCTGCACCCCACTTGCCAGCCAACTCCTGCAATCCTGTGTTGCCACCATGATTACCAGCCACACCACTGGTGGCTTCGGCATCACGCTTCCAATCACCTTGATACAAACGACCAGCAATCTCAACATCACGCCTAACAAGTTTGCCATGACATTCACAATTGGGTCGCCAACCTGTAGTGACTGTATGTTTGTATCCAGCATCACCTTTACCGTTGATGTCTTGATACGCACCTTCGTATTGATTAGGTCTGTATCGTGGGTCATCTTCTGGTAATTCATCGCGACGAATACGAGTGTGTTCAACCACACGAATCCAGGGGACACCACAATCAGCACAACACCCATATTCAGATGTTGATGCCTTGACTATCGGTTCAATCAAGTGCTTTGGATATACTGCAAAGTGCGCCCCATCATATGGCTTCGGGTTGTAGTGCCATACCGTTCTCATGTTCCGTGTCATACCACCAAATGCTTTGCCTGTTCTATCACGACCAGGATTACCTGGGTCGGCCAATGGTTCAGCCGTTGCTTCAACATCATAGAAGTACTTGGATTCCTTTGTGAAGTGGAAGAAGAACTCATGGCTTCGTGTGCATCTATCCTTGATTGGTTCTGGCATACATACACCGCCACGATAGTGAGGTCCGCTGATTGACTTCGCCCATACAATATCGTTTCGCAGATACCAACCAGCCCTTCGTGCTGCAAACGCAAACAACCAGGGGAGTCCAACCAAATCCTTTCGCTTGTATCCATCTGGTATCTCTTGAGGTCTATGATGACCCACTTCATCACGATGTCGTTGTAATCCGTAATCCTTTGGTGCTTTGTAGTTGGACTTCCTCATGTATGAATCACCGAGATTCACCCATAGGTTGCCAGTCGGTTTCAATATCCGTCTGCACTCCTCAAAGATTTCAACCAGATGTTCAACGAACAGTTCGGGTGATTGCTCAAGTCCTAATTGACCACGCCATGCACCACACTTGCTACATATTTGATGGTGGACTAGCGCATCATCTCTGCTATCTGCATACACATCTTTGTTGTTCATTGATTGTGGGACTTGGTCATCCCAACCATTCTTTTCATCCGACTCTTCCCAGTCATGGTTGCATTCAACATCACCACCAAACACTACGGGTTCGGTCTTGTAATCACGAAGTCCCCAATACGGTGGACTAGTCACTACAAGGTCAATGCTTTCGTCAGGTATAGTTCTCAGATTGTCAATTGCATGACCAATCTTAATTTCACATGTCGTCTTTTCTCTCGCCATTTATTGTTCCTCCTTTCGTTCCACCTTCGGTGGTAATTGAGATGTATTTAAGTCGGGGATTGTCCCCGTGCCATCCCATAGATGACACTTGCCCACACAGTATCCACGATTGAATAGACTCCAACATGGTGTATGAGCATAAGGTCCACGCACAATATGACCCACACGCTCTTTAGTTATAACTTCATTGTAATCAATCCATTCCAACGATGCAATGAAATTGGTTATCTTTTCCGTGTGTTCATCTTCAAGATGTGGTGTGGTCTGTGGTGGTCTGAAGTTTCGCAGTCGCGCTGCGAGATAAGATGCAAGGTGATACCGTGCATCGTGAGTAGGATTGCTACCTTTGCGACAAGCAGATGCTTGAAGGCATGGTAGGATAGCCACACCATCCATTCGTAGTGTGGGTATGTCTGATGTTGGATTGAGTAATCCACCTAAGTGTTTGTTTGGTTGGCTATTGAGGTCAAGGTCTAAACCATGCTGACCGTATGTGAAATAACCAGACCGATGTGTTGCTGCTTTCTGTTGTATCTCCTCCCATGTGCATGTCATCAACTCGTCAGACATCAATGGGATACTCCATAGCCCACGCTTGACATTGTATGAGTTCGGCACACGGATTAGAGATGCTAAGTCAAATGTCACTGTGGGGTCAATGCAATTCAAACCTAGTTCGTCAGCCCAACCTCGCACGGTATGGCGACCCGCACCCTTGAGTATGGATACTTCCATACCAGGGTTGGGGTAGTGTGTCTTTGATAGTTTAATCCATACATGGAATCCGCCACCACTAAACCATACACCGTGTAGTATGTCCTCGTCTTTGAGATACTGATGCAACTTACGAACCTCACCCAATGGCACTTCAGGTGGGACATCAATACGACGACCACCAATTAGAGATGTGCAATCAAAGTCAAGAACGAAGTGTGGCACGATAGCAGTTTGATAATCCCCACGCCTGAAATTGGGTGGCTTCAATTTACGGAAGCCATACACAGTCATGTATGCATCAGAAGCATTATCCAATGATGCCCACCATTTGTTGAACTGTTCTTTGTCGTGAACAACACGACGATACAGGTTCACCTCACGGGGATAATCAAATGTTAATAGACTCATATCATCACCTCATGCAAAAGACTCTGGTCTGTATTTGGGTTTCTTCTCTCGCTCAATCTTATTCCAGTTGGCTATCCATTCATACAGTTTCTCTAACATCTTGATGGTTTCTTCTGGGTTCTGAACATACTGTTCGTCAATAATGAATCGTGCTTCACGGTCATCATGTATAGCATCAAAGCCTCTCGCTTTGTGTGCCTTCCCCATGTACACCGATACATCACAGTTGATTGCTTGTCGTTGTAAGAACCACTCCACCGCAACGGTGAATGCATTGACATCTAAATCACGCATGGTCAGCACCTTCCTTCCATACTGGGTCAGCACCATTGGCTACCTCAATTGGATTTTCATACGGAGTCCACTTGGGACAGAATGACATGAACTCACAGTACCCACATTTGTATTCATCTTTGGTTGGTGGGAAGTCTTGATTCACATATGACTTGACAAGTTTAGCCAACCGCTTCTTCATGGCGGTGATGGATACCTTCTTTGCTGGCATGTAATCCCAATGGTCAGCACCAGGATATCTCCAACCCCACGCAGTCACTGGTCCGAGTTCATCGGTCATGCCAGATTCTTCAAGGATGTATGCGTAGTATGACATCTCACCTTTCATCTTTGGATTGTCATATTGACCACGCCACTTGCCTGTTTTCAATTCCATCAGCGCGACACCATCTTCACCATCACTAAAGATACGGTCAATGATACCACGAAGATGCACCTCGTATGTCTTGTCATCAACCTCAACCTCAATGATAGCATCTAAGTCCAACTCATTACCAACGGGTAGGAAGTCATCGGCTTCATCACAATGCTTCAATCTCAATACATCGTTGCGAACCAACCACTCCTGCATGACATGTTCCCTATCAGCATACGGACCTTCGGCTTCGGGATACTCGGACATGAGCATCTCAAATGCTCGCTTATCATTACCCTGCTTCGCTTGTTGTATTGCATCTAAGACCAACTGTTTGTTTTCTTTGAGGTTGTCATAGAATTGTTCCTGTCGGTTGTGAACATTATCACCAATCACCAGATAGTCGTGTTCCTTTTGTTCCTGTGGGCAGACCTTACCCAGCCACATCTGTTGGGCGCACCAATTGGAATATGTATCCAGTGTGGATTTGCTGATACGGATTCTTAAATCCGAATCGGGAGTCCACGCATATGTTGATGTCTTATTCAATTCACCCATTAGAAATCACCTGGTATGAACTGTGATGTATCCACTTTGTATGTCGCTTGAGGCATCTCATCATCTCCACCCACTTCAGTTACTGTATAGCGTGTGTTCTGCGGACCTGGTTTTGCTTGACCCGTTTCATCAGACTCAATGACTTCCAATTGTGTTTCAAAGATAGACCCATCATCAATGTCGGATAACTTCTTCATCACATCTGCCACCACTTGCGTTAGTTGTTTCAACGCTGAGTCAATCAACTCAATGTCATTAACAATCTCACGCAGTGCTTTGTTTTCTTCTTCTAATTTCTGTACTTCTTCTCCTATACCCATAGTTAATCCCACCTACTTGTTCCGTAGTAATCTTCCCAGCCAGCAAAACTTGACACCTCGCTGATGATTGCTTCAATGCTTGACACAAATGTGTTAGCATAATCAATCCATACTGGATGGTCGTCAAAGGCTTCGGGAAACCCTTTCAACCATTCCCCATCTTCATCTGTGAACCGTTCATCTTCAGCAGCGGATTCAATAAATGATTCCCATGCTGCTTCCAACGCACAGTTTGTATCCTCACACCCATGTCTGTCATAGTGCATTTCAGCAGCGTGTTCAGCATTCATTCATACCATCTCCATTTGTTTCTAACAGTTGTTGATTGGCTGACTTTAGGATGCCGTGCTAAACATGGTGCTAGTTCTCTTGATGTTGGGATTATCTTTTGACCACTGTTATCAAACAACCAGTCCACGCATTCCTTTGTCGTATGCCAACCATCAACTAAGAATGGTTTTAGCATCTCAACGAATCTATCTCGTCGTGTGTATTTGTTTCCCTTCCATCTTCTATTCACCAAAGTCAATCACCTCAATATCAATTAACTTCTGCAGATATATTGCTAGGTCCATCGCTTCTTGTTGTGCATGAATCAACCACTTGACTCTGCTTAGTTGTTCATCTTCCATACTAACTCCGTATTTTTTCAGACCAACCTTTGCTCTTTTCTGTATCTTTTCACACACTCTATCTTCAACCGCACTCATCTTTATTCCTCCGATGTATGTGGTATTTGAGATGCATATAAACCATCATCAAGCCAGTCCCATATAGTACTTTGACCTTGTAGCGTCATGCCATAATCGTACAATGTTTTCTGTTTCATTCATTCACCTCCCATGTCAATTACATGGCCACAGACAGGACACTGTAAAATATCTTCTCGCCCTTCAACCAACAATGTTTCAGGTTCGTTTTCAATACGCACCTCTAAACAGAATGCTCGTTGCCATGCATCGCATGAGTTCTTATTCCTTGCACCCTTTGGCAGTGTGCCGTAAGGTGTTTCTCCTATTGTTCCTAAGTTCTTTCCCATTGTTATCACCAATATGTTTTCGGTTGGTGCAAATCAATTGCTCGCTTCAAGTCCCATCCTAGTACATCATAGACCAAGCGTAGTTTCTTTCGCACCGCTTTCTCAATGATACCTTCAGTCGCAATGACGAAGCCATCAAGTTCTTTGACGCTGCGGTATCCCACAACATCTGTTTTGGGCATGCCATCAGGCACACCAGAAACATAAGTCCACTTGACGCTATCACCACTCTTGAATGGTTCGTCGGGACTCATGTTCCAATTGTAATACTTTGCTGCTTTGACAAACCCACCGAATGTCAGTGGGTAATGTCTATCTGGATTGTGCCGTGCATCAGGTGTCCGTCTGATATTTTTAGACAACCGTGTGCTGGTTGATACATCCTCAATCGGGACTTCACCATTACGCAGTCGCTTCACTTCGGACTTGATGTATGATGTGATGTCGGATTCATCTTCAGCACCAGCCACCATCAGCAACATGTTCTTCTGCAAATCACGCACGAATGGTGGTGTGCTACTGTGCTTCATTTCAAAGCCAGATACTTTCAACTTGCCAGCATCTTCTTTCGGCCATGATATGATTCCCGCATACCTATTCTTAACATCACCACAGAACCAGTGAGGCATCCATGCTTCGGGTTCAGCAATGAGTTTACTGTTCCCCGTTGATTGTTGAACGATGTCAGTCACTGCTTTAGCAACATCATCTAATTTCTAAATCTCACATTGAATAAAACAACTGTCGGTGTGTCCGAATAGAACTGGGTGTCCCATCTGTTCGCACTTCTCCCGCAACTCTTTCAGGCCAGCGCGACCTTGTGCCGTGATGGTTGCACCAATCCTTTCGTCAGCCATACCATGTCCTAGTGTTTCAGTCACCAGGCCATACAGTGATGCCATGACGCGCTTGACCGCTTTCTCTAACATCTTATTACCAGCGTCTTTCAATGCCTGTCGCTCACGGAATAGATACTCAACGATGGATGGAAGGATACCGTTTGTTTCTTGACACCAATGTGTTCCATTGGATAGTGTGCGTGTAGTATCACTTGGTTCATCACGGTATGTAGTCCAGCATAGGTTGTCGCCTAACATGATTGAAGGATACAACCCTTTGAAATCCAGCACCGCTACACCTTCATGCAGACCTGGTGTTGGGTCCATGACTGTTGCACCTTGAACTGAACCACGCTCACGCCTTCGGTCTTTAGCCCGTGATGGGAACTTGAGTTCAGTCCTTCTATTGACAAGACCTCGTGCGAACTTGCCCACTTCATATGTTGATGTGAATGACACACCACAGAAGCGAACCATGTTCGTAAAGAAGTCAGTCGCATTGATGTGTTCATCAATGTCCTTTGTCAATTGTACATCCTGCACACAATAGTCAGTCAAGCGATAGAAATTATCCACCCAATCGTTTGTTAAATCCACATCATCTTTGCCACCGAGTTTCAAGTGTTTGCCTATTGCATCTAACTTGCGTGATGGGAACTGTCCGTTCCCACTATCCATCCACACTCGCTCAAAGCCAGAACCATCATCACCTTTACATGCCGAGTCAAATATCCAACGGCCTTTGATTGGTTGGTCATCAAACCTGTATCCTTTGTGTCCTTTACGGGGTTTAGATACTTGACCAATCGGTGATAGGCGTTTGAAGTTCTTGAACCTACGAACCATGTGTGGTATGTCAGCCCACATAGCAGCGTGGGCTATCAGTATGTCAAAGTCCATCTCCTCTATGTATTGTATGACTGCTTCATGCACGGCTTCTTCACTACAGAATATGTGTAGCATGTATCCATCGCGCTGCTCAACAACATACTTGTCTTGATTCAATCTCCATGCGAAGCATACTCTATCACCTGTGTATGAATCAATGCCAGCCCAACATGTGGTGAAGTCATTGTTATCATCAGGATTCCATTCAATATCAAACCAACACTTTCGTGGATTCCATGTTGGCATAGTCTCCACATTGTCAATTAAGAACTGGTCGCTGAATGGGACATCGGCTTCCCATGTTCGTGGGAAGTATCCCTTCATGCGTAGTACATCGTATGGACTGCTGGTTGATATACGAACCAACTTGAAACCATCAACAGACTCGTGCGCTTCTTCATCATGCACCTCAGCATCAGGCCACTCCGTATGGAACGAACCCCAATTGACATCGGGGCAATCATCAGATGCCACATAAAAATATGGTCGTTCCATACGGTGTGTTTGTTCTATCAAACTGTTGTCTGAATCCCGATACCGAGTGTACATGCTAACGCCATTGCCATCAAAGAAATGATGAGCCAACATGCTATCACTCTTCGTCAGCGTCTTGGTCAATTACTACAAGCAGACAATCTTTGTCTTGATGATTCAACACCAACACAGTTCCATCACCAGCATACATCTCAACCTTGCCACTTGGCAAACACGATAGCACTTCGGGGAACCAGGGTCCGAATTGACTTGAGATAATCTCATCGTTATTTTCCGATGCATCTGCAACATCAATCTTATGGAACATCTGACCACTCACTTGAGTACCCGTATGCACAACGGCTTGGCTTTGCTTCGGTACAAATGTGAACTTGTATGGTTTGTCTTGACCGACAACCTTTCCGAGTGATGCAATAGCCTTCAAGTCTGCAACATCAATGACACCGTATGCGGTCAGGTCTGCTTCACCGAACTGTTCCCAGTTAGATTCACTTGCTGCATTGACCAACTTGGTTGCCATCTCCAATGCCTGTGATGATTTGATTTCCTGTGTTGGTGGCAGACTAATGGTGCTGCTACCACATTGTATTCTCAATGCACCAGCACCTTTGTCATTGTGTGGTTGATGTAGTTCAACATCTTCACCACTACATGCCTTCAAGAATGCTAACACCTTTGACAACTCAGCAATCACAACCGCACCAGATTCTTTCTGGTCAACTGTGATACGCTTGGTTAGGAAGTGGGTGGATAATGCCACACCACCAACCAAACCGTTGTCCTTAACATCCAATCTCAAATCTTCAACACCAGGTCCGAACCCACATAGATACGAACTCAACTCATTCCTTTTCACGATACACTTCATAGTAATCCCTCCTTCATTTCTCTCAGACCATACCACTCTGGTTCACCATTCTTTCTAGTAATGGCGACCACACGCTTCTGACCCTGGAGTGCAATGTTGGTTTTCTCTTTGAAGAACTCAACCGTGTATTCAGTCTTGCCTGTCTTTTTCCCATCGTCATCAAGCACCGCTTCTTTGCGACACCATAACATTTGGTTCAGGTTGTTGTCAGTATTCTTCTCCCAATCTGGTTTCCATGAACCAGTTTGTTCGTTGCGGAATACCTCAGGTTTCAAATGGGTTTCCCAATAGACCTCAACACCATGACGCATAAGTTCACGGCAGATAGCGGTCAGTTGGTGGAATCGTGTGGAACGGATACTCCAATTCCATTGGTTGCCCACCAATCTGTTTGGGTCAGATGCCTCAATACCATCCTTTGCTTTGCCCAGTTCAATGACCTTCATGTTCACGACACATACATTGTCCCATTGGTCAACTGCCGTCACTAAGAACTTAGCCAACCTCGGACCTGTGTATCCTTCTGCTTTCTGTTTGATTGCTTGGCCTACGGCATAGCGACCAATCTCCATGACCCTAGCGTGAGTACCAGGATAATCATAGGTGGTTCTATCTTCCGATGCCATTACCCAGGGACTCAAGCACCGAATGTTCCGTGCTTTATCACGGTGGTATGCTGACTTACAAGCCGCTGCTCCACCATCAAAGTCCACCGCCAGTATGTAATCACCGTTGGCAATCTGTTCTTCAGTCAAACTATCCAGCACAATGCCAGACTTGCCCGACCCTTCAAATCCGATGACACCACAGAATATGTGAGTCCCATCATCCGCTGCTGCTGCTGCTTCAATCTCGGCTTCAATGCCACCGAATGTTTGGCTCGCTTCCACAACGGGAATGACAGGTTCTGGTTCTGCTTCCGCCTTCGTATCGTCTATCTTATTTTCTTCTTTCTTTACTGCGTTAAATCCACTCATGTTTCTTCACCTCAATTAAATTGGTCTGTTGATGGGTTGCCACCGTCTGCTGCTGGTACTACGAATCTTGGGACTGCGTGGATACCAAAGGCAGTAACTTGTGGGACTTCACCATCATCTTCTGTTTGTCGCACACCGAGTCTGCCGAATACAAGAACGGTTGAACGCTCAGCATACGGCTTCCATGTGTTGCCATCTTTGAATGAGAACGGGTGGTAGTGGTCATTCAAGAAGCCACCAACCCTTGCTTGCATCTCCGACTTCAATCCAGATGGGTACTCGCGCTGCAAGTCCCATGATGTAAAGCGGAGGTTGTATGTCTTGCCCGTTTCATCGTATTCATTATCCCATCCTTCCTTGAACAGACTAGTAACTTTACCTTTCAAGATAACCAAAGGACCTACTGGGTTAATACCTGGTACTTCCTTGAGGTTAGCATGGTAATGTTCCAATGCATCTGTCAATGAAACAAAGTATGGGTGAATCGCTGGGTTCACACAGAACTTCTCTGGTGCTAGTTGTGATTGTAGGTCTGCTTCAACAAAGTCATTGGTGTATGAAATCTCTTTCGCCCATGACTTTGGCAAACGGAATACATCTGCAAAGTCAGGATTGACTTCACGGGATGTGTCGTTTGGCACGACCTTCACACGGCACGGATTAAACAAGTCAATCTGTGCATCAGGTACTGGGGAATCAAATCTCCACAGTTTAACCTCGCTACCAAAGTCGCCTTCTTTGTTGCCTAAGAAATAGTAATAACGACTCCACAATTCTGGGTAAATTGGGTCGCCTTTGCTTGACCAATTGCCTGTCTGTAGCAATGCAATAGGTCCGCCGTTTGTTTCAACGGTGAACCATGCTGGTTTGTCTGACGGTTCTTCAGTTGCATGGATACCATCGGCCTTCTTCAAAGCCCACACACCATTCTGTTCAACCACTTCAGCCACTATACCAGCGTTGATTGCCTTTGCTGGTTCATCCATGTATGCTGCTACTGCATCGGCACGGATTCGCTTTCGCTTATCACGGCTCTTTGCATCAACACCAACAAACAAACCAACCCAGTTCTCGGTCTTTAGACCACCGCCACCGCTTCGTCGCTGTACTACCATTCCTTCAGATGCTTCAATCAAGAAGTCATCATCTTCATCTTGCCAGTTATCAACTGCAAACTTATCCGATAGATATTCCACGAACTTCTGAATCGCACCATCCAAATCTATACTATTTGCTTCAGCGTATCCTTCCAATCGTGCAATGACCTCATCGGGTAGTTGCCTCTCATTTCCTGTATCTTTTTTCTTCGTATCAAAAACCATTGTTCTCTCTCCTTTTCTAATTCCTTTCCTTCAGTGTAGCAATGAAGTAATCGTAGTATGCATCATCACCTGCTGGCCATGTATGCACTCGTTCCACGAACTCACCCCATATCACAATGAAAGAATAGTATTGCTCAGCCGTTAGGCCGAGCGAGTATATGTTCTCCCGCAACTGTTTCATAACATACAGTCGGGGGATACCTTTGGATGCAATCTTCCGCATCTCTTTTGCTAAATCAGACCAATCACCAGCAGCGTATGATACTGCAGGGTTGCTAAAGTCTGCCTGTTCAATTGCCAATTTTTCTGCCAAAGCATTTGGCTCACGCTTTAATGACTGAAGTATATCCATACCACTACGAAGGTCGCCACTCAACACTTGGTTGAGATGCTCGGTATCTTCAAGCCACTCTTCGGGCAAACCTTCCTGTTCTATGATACGACTATACAATTCCGACGCTGCTTGGTCGGTTGCTGGTGCAAACCTGTACACCATACATCTTGATTTGAGTGCGGGGATGATGGCTGACTCATCGTTAGCCGTTAAGATAAACAATGCATAATCCACACAATTTTCCATCGTGTTTCTCATTGCTTCTTGGGCTTGTTTGGTAAGACCATCGGCCTCATCAAACAGAATACACTTGCGTTGAACACCGACACCGCCTTGTTGGGCTGCGCGTTTCACCGTTGAACGAATGAACTGAATACCTCTGTCGTCGGATGCATTATACTGAATGTAATTCAGTGGGGAATAGTATTCACCCAACATTTGCCTTGCGATAACACCAGCCGCTGTTGTTTTGCCTGTACCAGGAGGACCGACAAACAAAACTGCTGCTGGATACTCGCCCCGTTCCAACCATTCTTCACAGTCGGCACGGAAATCTGGGCAACCAACCATCTCGTCAATTGCCACAGGCCGATATGTTTCACGCCATTGTTTCTTTACCATGATTCAACCACCATCACCAACGGTGGTAATTGAGATGCATATAAAGGAAAGACGATTATTCACCATCCAAATACCCAATCAATCGTAGCACATCGTCATGTTTCCACCGTCTTGGGTATTCATTTAGTACATATTGCATCTTTTCCATGCCAACACTATCATAAACCAACTCTTTGATTGGCATTAAGATGTCAATGATGCGTTGTATCTTCTCATTGTCTTGTATCTTCCGCGCTGATATACCGTGTCGTAATCTCATCCATTCATTGAACAACGGTTCGGTTCGTTTGGTGAGAACAACCATGCGATTGACTTGGTATCCGATTGGTGTGTTCGGTGCGAAATAAACATACACCTTGAACCGTGCTTCTCTCGCCAACCACCCCAACATAATGGCATCAAGCGTATCATCGGTTGTCATGGTAATATCACCAGTAATCCATACGAATACAAGGACATATATTGTATGATATGATACATAATACTATCAATACTCCTTCATTGTTAATGTGAATACATCAGATAACTGAATCGCATCACTGAATCCCATAGTACTCTCTATGTTGAACAGTCTTGGGTTTTCAAGATGGTAATTGCCATCGTGAGATTTCATGCTGACACATGATACAATAATGATACAACCAACATTATCCACATGAGTCCACTCGTCATGCAAATACTGACCGAGATGTGTGCGTATTTCATGCTTCATATCATCTGGTATGCGACACTCCCCCACATAGACAGGAGTGTGGCCATCTAATGCTGCTAAACGAACCCGTATGCCCAGCGCGTCTTGATTGACATGGGTGATAAGCAATGGTATCTTGAATGATTGCTGGTGTAGTATGCAACCACCTATGAAGTCATCATCATAGTATGCGACATCATCCAATAGACGCACAGACTGGTGAGGTTTTAGATTTCCAATAACTTCACGAAAAACGGCCACCGAGCCAATTTCCCGCCCGTGAGGGGTAGCCTTATACTTATAATACGAGGTCAAGAATGATTTACGCTGACTGTATGTTTTTTTCCATAACGGTTCGTTATCGTGTAATATGACATCTGTGAACATTATGGTTGAAGGGTCGTAATCATCAGAACACTCAATCTCAAAAATAGATGGAACATGGTCGCTATCCCATGATTGGACTAATTCTCCCGACCTTGTGAACACTAAGGCATCTGTACCTGTATAGTGTAGGAATAAGCGTGGAGATTCTAGTATCTCCACTATTGTTTTAGTGTATGGCAATGATATTTTGTTCCATGTGTTATATCTCGCCACAGGCTTCATTGGTGAGCCTGCTTCAATTTTTGCTGATGTAGTCAGCCTGCCCATTACGGCACTTTCCACCACTTCAAGAAACGGTGTGTATGCTACTGCTCGCTTCAAATCTTCAGTTGTGTAGTCAGTAGCACTGGCAATGGCTCTAAGTGCGTGTCTGCGACTCATCGGTGGTGAATCACCGAGCGCGACCTGCCAGAATAGATGTGCTTCGCTTTGTGATAACTCATTGACAATGCCGTGTAGTTCACGGTCATGTAGCGAGTTTAGGACTATGTATGCGTCATCTATTGACCATTTACTGTCAATACCATCCGATTCAGATGCTATGAGTGGGACTATTGGTTGATTCTTAGTTAGTTCCAACCATTCTTCAACATGAACCCCAAAATAGTCAGGAGCGCGTGATGTGAACCATGATGTGGCTATCCTTGCCTCATCATCATACCAAAGCACAAATGCTTCTATCCAATCGTCATGTGATTGAATGAAGTCGCATATAGATGCGTACTTGTCCTTCCATGAGGCATCACTACGAAGATAATCCGCTTGATGTCCCGCTACCCATAACTCCACCTAATGCCCCTCTCAAGGGGAGGTCAGTAGGCTCGCACTTCAACATTTTGCATACAGTATCCATTTCATCGGCAATCCAACGATATGGCTCTGGTCTGATACGGAATCCATAGAGTTTCGTGGTCTTTTCGGACACTTGACGCACCGTAGTTGGCACACCAATCGCATTCAAGGTCAGATATATGCATTCCACCACCAACTTATGTGGTGATGTATTGAGTCGCAGATTGAGCGCATTAAACAGTTTTAATGCCATATGTTGAGCAATGACGGACACGCCTTCATTCTCAATATAAGAACTACAAACAAACTTAGCAAGGTCATTCACGGAAGCAAACCGTTTCCTAAAATCATATGCTGGCTTCGCCATCAGCACCATCCTCAGTTGCTAATTCATTTATGAGTATCGCTATTGCATCTTTCACTTGTCGTGCTTGGTCTATGGTCATACGGAGTCCTTTGCGAGATGGTCTGCCTGTGTTTGACCACACTCGGACATCAATCTCGTTCCGACTATCATCATCCAAAAAGCGTATCCTATCCACACGAATGCTGAACTTGTCCGAACCTGAACCCTTGACGGGTATCTCAACTAGCGTGATGTTCTCTTGATTAGAATAA